GATGAGTTTTTTGCCACGTTCGCCAGATAGCATTCTGGCACGCTCTTTTGCGCTGAACGCGATAGGGGATCCGATTTCTAGATTTTGTTTGGCGAGATTTTCTTGAGCCTCTGCAACATGTGCATCGGCGTTATTTTTATACTCCTGTGACCCGAGGGTCAGAGATTGTTGCCGCATGAGTTGCAGCTCCGCAACAGCCCGTCGGGCTGCTATTGCGGAAGAGGCGCCGGAGCCGGCGCCCTGGACGCCGGCGGCGCCGACGTTGACAGGAGAGTAGGAGGAACCGCCAAGATTGCCGGCACCTCCTTGTTTGTAGGCCAGGATAGGATTGAGACCTGCCTTTCGCATGTCATCCATGGCCGTTTGGTACTGGGTTGAGCGCATGCGCTCTTGGAAGTCCATCTGCTTTTGAGTTGCAGCTTGGGCTTGTTTGTTCTGACGCTCGGCTCCGACCGCAGAAGATGCTGCCCCTATTACAGACCCGAGCAGCGGGGCCGCGATTTTCGAGAGGAACGCGAATGACATTGCGACCTCCTAGAAGTGATCGATCAGGCCGGGAACGGCGTAGACGGGCATCGGGCGGGCACAGACCATCTTGAAGTGGCTGTCCCATAGGAAGTGAGGTTCCGAGACGACCGCTATGATGCGGTCGATCGGTGGGTTGTCCTCGATGAAGGCTGAGTTGAGAACTGGCAAAGTCGCGAAGTCTTGCGCGAGGTGCCAGGTATCGAGGGGAGTTGGAGAGTTGGACCGGAATTGTCCGGTGATTGAAGAAGGCTTGTAGCGGTATTCGGCGAAGCGCTCTTGGTAGCCGAAGACGAGATCATCGGCAGCTGCGCCTTGCATCATGATTTCAGAATTGAAGATGCTTTGTTCGCCGATGTGAGAGAGCGCGGGCCAGTAGTAATCCCATCTGGTCAGTCGTGACCACATGCGGTTTAGGCCCTGCTGATAGTTGATGTCGGCACGCGCTGACACCATTCCGATGATGATGCAGTGCTCGGTGAACGACTTTGAAAAGCCGTGGTTCGACATGGTTGCGGTGCCGAAGGCCGCAAGATTACCTTGCGGTGAAGTTCCGCCGGTTTCGGCGGTTTGGGCAACGGGGTTGATTATGATCGAAGACGATCCCCCGCCAAGATATTCCGGACGCTGCAGTCGAGCATCCGGAGAGACCACGCCGAAATGCGATTGAATGATTTCGGTGTAGCGGGTCCCGCCTCGCGCGTCACGCTCGTACAGTTTTTGGATTTGGAAGGCTTGGCGGAGTTGGTTGATGGTTGCGGCTGTTGCCGCGGAGAGGTCGGCATAGATATTCGGGAAGCCGGCGTTGTCCGGGTCTTCCTCGAAGATGCCAGAGGGAGAGGCGTTTGTGGTTTGGAAGTTGGCGTAGCTTTCGACGCCACCGCCGGTTTCACGAACGCTTGTGGGTCCTGCGCCCCAGGATATACCCGGAGACACACCGAGTCCGGTGATGGGGGCTTCAGTTCCAAGCGGCAGTTCGACGGCGGGACCTTTTTGGGGCCAGGGGAGTGCGGACGTAAAATAGTCATGTCGCTTTCCGCGACGAAGGAGCACGAAGTCAGTATCAGCGTCAGGGCCATCGTCAGTATTATTGACCACAGACACTTGCATGTTTTGATCTCGGAACCATTCGTTCCAGATGAGGTTATAGGCCCGGTGCCAGAAGGCTGAGTGCGTGAACGTGTCGACGAGTGTGGGGATGCCAAAGTAGTCTGATAAGGATCCCCCGAGGTATCCGCCGACAGGCGGAGACGTTTGCGGTGTAAGAAAGTCGGTCGAGTCCCCTGGGTCGGTTTGTTCTCCATTGAATTTGCTCCAGTTCTCCCACAGGAGCCGTACCGGGACGGCGAAGAAGAAGCTGTCGAGGTAGAGGTTATCCATTATGGGGTGAATAGGTGTAGCGAGGCGAGCGAAGCCCGTCATTTTGACGTTGAAGGTATCGCCGGGAAGTGCCTCGTCTACAAGGACAGGGATCAGATAGCCCGCATCGAAGGTGGTTTTTCCACCATGTGAACGGTCGAATTTCGACCGAGGAATTGATGCGGCAGGTGCTTTTGAGAATTGGTGCACCATGACGGATTTTTGAGAACCGGACCTAGGCATCTTTGAGTTCCTTTTGCTCGGCCGCTACCTTACGGAAGGCGGACCGTAATTTGTCGACAGACGGAACACCCGAAACAGACGGATCCTCGTTTGTCGGAGTGGTCGCTAGCAATTCAGCTAGCGCATGTTCGGATGGACCTTTGAGGTATTCGAGCGCCAGGCCGTAGGCTCTTTTGGCGGTAAGCAGCTCGAAGGTGGCGGTTTCGTCGTCCCACGAACCGAGATGGAAGAGGGTGAAGTCCTCTGGATTTTTTGCAAATGCAGACTCCTCGTTGTTGCAGGCGTTCTGAAACGCCCGGCAAGCGGTCCCTATGGACTGCTCGAAGAAAGGACGGAGGTAAGCCTCTGCTTTGCTGTCGTAGACCGTGAATGCTTCGCTTTTCATAGGATGTTCCTTTTCAGTTGGTCGGTTTTACGGAGTTTGATTTCCTCCCGGACTGCTAGCCGGTCGGGGGTATTATTGTCCGCATTTTTGCGGAACGATTTTTTGCGTAGATGTTGCACCCGTCGGAATGCCTTCGGGTGTTCTCGCTCCATGATTTTGTCGTAGTATTTCGGGACGGCCATTTTTGACGCGCCCTTTTTTCCAAGATGGATCACGAAGTCGCGAGGGAAGATATCGTTGTGGAATTTGTCGAGCCAGGGTTTTCCGATCCCGGGTCGATTTGATTGCCGAGAGAACTCGGGTTGTCGTTGATGGACCTCGCCAAGCTCGTCCACATACTCATAGTGTTTGGCGGCTTTTTTGCCGCCAATTTTTTTCATTTGATAGCGCGCGACGTAGCCGGCGCTTTGGAAGGACACCTTGCCGACTTTGCATTCTCCGAGTTGCCAGAGTTCGTCAAGGGTCTCGGAGGTATAGATGCGGTCTTTGGTTTTGGGGCTCTCAGCGTAGAGCACCAAGTCGTCAAATTGGTGTCCGAAGAGCAGAATATGATAGTGCGGCCGGCCGGTTTTCCCGCCGTATTCGCCGCACAGGAAGAAGCGGATTTTTTTGGGAGCCAGGTGGTGTCGCAGCTTTTTCATAAAGAGCTGCGTTGCGCGCGGATCGATCGATCTCGAGCGCGGTAGATGTTCATCAGAGTATGTGAGCGTGAGGAAGGAATTGTCCTCATGCATTTGGGCCTCGTGCGTACAGCGAACGGCCCAGTTCCTGGCTTTTTCGAGGCGACAACCGTGGCATGACCCACAGGGTATTACTACTGTAAGTTCGGTGTATGCCTCGTTGCGGTTGAATGTGATCCCTCGTTTACCACTGGCGTTTAGGGTTTTGCTCTTATAGGCCTTTTGGGGGTGATAGCACACCATAGAGGTTGTTCCCCCTATAGGCGAATGCCACCCCTACGAATGAAGCGCGGCATATTCTTGCGGTGGGTCTTGGTGGCGCCGCGTCGGAAGGATTTGCGAGACGCGCGACCAGACATTTTTTTCCGGTAAGCCATTGTAATGCCTTTCGGTTTGAGGTTTTAGGTTCCCTACGGTCACCTGGGAATGATCAGATCAAGGAGGATCATTCCCGATTTGGTTTTCCCCGTCAAGCGGGGGGAGCCGTTGTTTTGGCTGTAGGTGGTGCTTGTGGCGGCTCTGGGGGGGTCCCTGGGACGATTGCAGGTTCACCAGGTGGTGGAGTAGTTTTGATGGCCGGATCGGCATCAGGCGGCTCGGGGGCCGGTTTCGGAGCTAGTCCGAGATTTTGCATTTCAGAGAGATTTTCCGGGTTCTGCGCGAACTCCAGGAATTTAGCAGGATCGTTATCGAATTTTGCCCGGATTTTTGCCGGTATTGAGGCGAAGGCGACGCCGGCTTCCGAGATTTGGTTGAGATGGGTTTGATAGTCCTCGTAGCCTAGGAAGTCGCCATAGTTGCCTTGATGGGTATTTAGGTGGTCGATTACGCCTGTTTTCTCATATTTAGTCATTATTTGATTGATGTCACATTCATCCATGAAGGATTGAACGGTGAGAGAGGGTTCTGGAAATGCGAGTTGGACCCGTGGTGTCGGGTCATATGGTCCGCGAATTATTCGGTCCATTTAGAAGTTC